TCATATTACTTTTTACAATACTATTGTATTTATCTTTGATTTTATAAATATCTAAATCACTGAATCTTTTAATGTTAATCATAATTTACCACCTTTTGTTTTAGTTGTATCAATAGCAAAATACCATTGATATAATCATTTTAACACAAGTAAAGAATATTTATACACTAAGTTATTTTATAATGACTGAATAAATAATAATGTATGTGTGTAGGTTATAGGGGAATAGGGGGAAAATACCATAACCCGTGATTTATTCACATAAATACCCTAATTTATCACAAACTACCATAAGGACACGGGGGGAGGCTCAGTGTATGTTATGTGAAGTTAAATTTACCACCCATAGCACAAGAAACGTAATTTGAAATGCACCGTATTCATTACTGTACTCGGATAATACCGACTTCGCTGACTAAGCGAAAGGCTATCTGCAATAACTCGGTTGTAATGGTTTACTTGTAATAGTTATACTCTGTAGTAACAAGTGGAAAGAGTTAAGGAAGATTTTAACTGATAGATTCAATACCGTCAAGTCCTAATATACATTTAATTTAATGTATTATCTGATATGATGTAATTTGTTTAACCTCTTACTGGGAGATAATTAAATATGGAAGAGAAGAAAAAGCGTGGTAATCCCGCTATGATTAAAGGGCAGATTGCTTATCCTGATAGACCTGTTGGTGGAAGACCTAAAGGTTCTGTTAATAAGATGAAACTTCTTGCACAACAGATGATGACTGACCGTGGTCCTATGATTGTTGAGAAGGTAATGGGTATGGCACTACAAGGTGATGTTCATTGTTTAAAGATGTGTATGGATAGAATACTACCTGTGCATAAAGCTGTTGATTCCTCTAAAACTAAACAAGACTCACAGATTGTGATTAATGTTGGTACGTCTGCTGAAATACAAGCTAAGATTGCTGAAACTCCTATTGAGAAGTTGGTTAATCCCATTGAGAAAGAAGAAGGTGTTATTATTGCTGAAATAGAAGAGGAAGTTAAATGATTGAAGAAAAGATAGAAGGTTATTTGATTATTGATAAAGAAAAAGCTGGTTTGAAATATATGGCTGTCTGTGCAATGATGTCTGAGATGTTAGATATTGATATTCAAGATATTGATGCTGGTGTTGAAAGGTGGATGGCTGATTCTCAGTTTGAGGAAGAATTTGATTCTAAAGGGTTACACTAATGTCTGAAATAAACATTGATTTACACCCTGCTCAGTTAGAAATATTCAATTCAGATAAACGGTTTAAGATTGTGGCTGCTGGGCGTAGGTTTGGTAAGAGTCGATTAGCTGCTTGGATATTGTTGATTAAAGCTCTTCAGAGTGATTCTAAGGATGTATTCTACATTGGTCCTACGTTTCAACAATCTAAAGACATAATGTGGTTGATGTTAAAAGAGTTAGGTGAACCTTTTATTGCCGCAGCTCACGAAAATACCGCTGTATTAACTTTGACAAATGGGCGAAGGATATATTTGAAAGGGTCTGATAGACCTGATACCTTACGTGGTGTTGGTTTGGCTTATGTTGTGTTAGATGAGTACGCTTCTATGAAACCTGTGGTGTGGGAACAGATTATTCGACCTACATTAGCTGACGTAAGAGGTGGTGCTTTGTTTATTGGTACACCTGCTGGTAAAAATCACTTCTATGACCTATATACTGATGCTTTAGATGATGATGATTGGTCTGCGTGGCAATTTAACTCAACGGACAACCCTTTTATTCCTGATGATGAAATTGAGACTGCAAGAAAAACAATGTCCTCTATGTCATTTAGACAAGAGTTCGAGGCATCCTTTGAAACATTCTCTGGTGGTATCTTTAAAGAGTCTTGGTTTAAGACTGAGCCAGAACCCGATGAAGGATACTATGTTATTGCTATTGACCCTGCTGGATTTGAGGCTGTTGAGAAAGAACGTAACTTAAAACGCTCAAGGCTTGATGAAACTGCTATTGCTATTGTTAAAATTGATAGAGATAGGTGGTGGGTTAAAGATATTCTACACGGAAGATGGAATATTAAAGAAACAGCCAAGAAGATACTTAAATCTGCATCGATTGTTGAGTCATCTACTGTTGGTATTGAAACTGGCTCACTTAAAAACGCAATAATGCCCTATTTGGAAGATGAAATGCGTACTCAAGGTCAATATGTATCGATTATTGAAATGAGACATGGTGGAAAGAAGAAAACAGAACGAATTGTATGGGCTTTACAAGGAAGAATGGAACATGGACAGATAACCTACAACGAAGACAGAGATTGGAAACCGTTTGTTTCACAAATGCTTGATTTCCCTAATAGATTATCACACGATGATATGTTAGATGCTCTTGCTTACATAGACCAAGTAAGTGTTGCGGACTTCGCCCACACTATTGAACTAGAAGACGATTGGCAGCCTGAAGATGCTATTGCTGGTTATTAGTAAGTCGTTGATTTTTAACGAAAACTAAAATAGTTGCACTTTATATTTTGTTTATGATATATTACGCCTAAATTACTATACAAATCAATACCTTATGTTCGATAGTAAAGAAACTCAGTACAAAGCCCTATCTTCTTGGCTGACATATAGATTAGAAGGCTGGAGAAACCACAGAGATATTAATTATGTAACACAGTGGGATGAATACTACAGATTATGGCGTGGTATTTGGTTGCAATCCGATAAACTAAGACAATCCGAGAAATCAAGAATCATCGCTCCTGCTTTACAACAAGCAGTTGAGTCATCAGTTGCAGAATTAGAAGAAGCCACCTTTGGTCGTGGTAAATGGTTTGATATACAAGACGATATGTTGGACCAAGACAAGACTGACGCTGAATATGTCCGTAATATTCTACAAGAAGACCTAGAAAAGACTGGTGTTAAAGATGCTATCTGTGAAGTGTTCTTAAACGGTGCTATCTATGGTACTGGTATTGGAAAGATTGTTGTTGAACAGAATATAGAGCGTGTGCCACAAGAAGTTCCTGTTGATGGAACAATGACTACTACTAGAGAATTACTTGAGATACCTATTATTGATGTTAAGGTAGAAGCTATCTCACCCAAAGAATTTCTGATTGACCCTTCTGCTAATTCTATTAATGAGGCATTAGGCGTTGCACACGAAGTTATTAAACCTAGATACCATGTTGTTGAGGGTATTAAATCTGGTATTTATCGTGATGTACCTTTAGATGGTGATTACAATACTATTAGATTTGGATTTGACCCTGAGACTAAGCAAGCTGATGAGTCAGATAACGTAAAGATTACAGAATACTGGGGTAAAGTACCTAAGAGATTCTTAAAGAAGAACAAAAACAATGACGATTTTGAATATACCAAGAAAGATGAGTTAGTCGAAGCGGTTGTAACGATTGTTAATGATGAATACATCCTAAGAGCTGAAGAAAATGCCTTTATGATGGTTGACAGACCTTTCATTGCGTACCAACATGACATTGTTCCTAATAAATTCTGGGGTAGAGGTGTTTGTGAGAAGGGTTATAATCCTCAAAAAGCACTAGACACTGAAATGAGAGCAAGAATTGACTCTCTCGCCCTAACAACTACACCTATGATGGCAGCAGATGCTACTAGATTGCCTCGCGGTGTCAAGTTTGAGGTTAGACCTGGTAAAACTATACTAACGAATGGCGACCCAAGAAATGCTATCATGCCTCTTAATATGGGAGTCACAGACCAAAGCACATTTACTCAGGTCGCCTCACTTCAAAATATGATACAGATGGGAACTGGCTCTGCTGATGTCGGTACTGCTGATAGAGCAACAAGTTCTGGTATGTCTATGGCACAATCTGCTTCAATTAAAAGACAGAAGCGTACATTAATGAACTTCCAAAACACATTCCTTATCCCAATGATTAATAAATCAATGTGGCGTAAGATTCAGTTTGATGTTGAGCGTTACCCTGTATCAGATTACAAGTTTGTACCGTATTCAACGATGGGTATCATGGCTAAAGAGTTAGAAATGACTCAGATGGTACAGATGTTACAAGCTATTCCTAAAGATTCACCTGCTTTCAATGTTATTCTATTGTCAATGATGCAAAACTCATCAATACATAATAGAGACCAGATTGTTCAGCAACTTACACAAGGTAATCAACCTAATCCTGAGCAACAACAGATGCAAGAGTATCATCATCAACTACAGATGGAACAAGCAAAGGCTGATATTCAAAAAACATTGGCAGAAGCTGAAGAAGAAAAAGCTAAAGCTATTAAGTGGCAAGCTGAAGCAGCTGAAAAGATGCCAGACGAAATTAAGATACAAGAAAAGATACTTAAATTACAGAAAGATGCTATTGCATTAGAGAAGACTAAGGCAGATATTGCCAGTAAGAACATGGACACTGAAAGAACATACCCTGAAGTTGACCATTTACGTTCTGAGACTGCTTTGAATATGGCAAACGCTAGAAAGATTGCACAGGAAACAGAAATTAGTAGATTTGTTCAATGAAGACAGATGAACAATTCTTTAAAGACAGACAAGAATTATTTACTTCAGAAGGTTGGCTAGACCTTGTAGAAGAATTAAAGAAAATTGAAAATAATGTTAGAGATATTGACACTATGGACAATGAAAAAGAACTTTGGGAAGCCAAAGGTCAGTTAAAGGTACTGGGTTATTTACTTAGCTTAGAATCTGCAACACAAATAGCGGTGGAACAATCGGAAACGAATCCACATTGAAATAACTTCATAATCTCGAAAGAGACGGAGACCAAAAATGAGTATAGTAGTAGATGTAGCACCAGAAAGTGCTGAACAGGTAACAGAAACAACGGAACAAGTAGTAGATGTAACAACTGATACTACTGAAGTACAGGTAGAAGCTGAAACAGCTGAGCCAGAGTACGAAGTTCCTGAGAAGTATGCTGGGAAGTCACTAGAGGATGTGATTGGTATGCACCTTAACGCTGAGAAGGTATTAGGTAAGCAAGGTCAAGAGGTTGGACAACAAAGACAGTTGATTCAACAACTGATGGAACAGTCACAAGCAAGTCAAACTGCTGAACCAGTAGAAGATGCTGTCAGTTTCGAGGATAGTTTTTACGATGACCCTGCTAAGGCAGTTAATTCAGCGATAGAAAACCATCCAGAGATTGTCAAAGCTAGAGAAGGTAACGCTAAGTCGGCACAAAAGGCTAACTTAACGCAATTAGAAGCAACACATCCTGATTTTATGGATATTGTTGGTGATAATGACTTTCAAAAGTGGGTGGGAGAGAGTGGTATTCGTACCGAACTGTTCCGCAAAGCGGATGCTTATTATGATTTTAATGCTGCAAATGAATTGCTAGGTACTTGGAAACAAATATCAATGATTGGCAAGACACAAGAAGTTAAAGCACAGCAAAAGAAGTCTAGGCAGAAGGCAATGCGACAAACCAGTTCAGAGACTCGCTCCTCAGGAGATTCTGTTGGTGGAAAAAAGATGTATCGTAGTAGCGATTTAATTGCACTACAAAGAACTGACCCTGACAGGTATGAGGCTTTGGGAGATGAAATTCTCTTAGCTTATTCCGAGGGTCGTGTTAAATAATGATAAAGGAGAAGCATAATGGCTTTAACAAGTAACCAACTCGGTGTATCCGAGGCTGCTAACTTTATCCCTCAGTTATGGTCGGATGAAGTTATTGCAACATATAAAAAGAATTTGGTACTAGCAAACCTAGTAACAAAAATTTCACACAAAGGTAAGAAAGGTGATACGATTAATATCCCTGCACCAGACCGTAAGGCTGCTAGTCAAAAGGCTACTGATACTTCAGTAACTTTGATTGCTCATACGGATTCTAACGTAGCGGTATCTATCAATAGACACTTTGAATACTCTGTATTAATCGAAGATATTGCTGAAGTACAAGCACTTTCTTCTATGCGTAAGTTCCACACTGACGATGCTGGATATGCTCTTGCTACTCGTGTTGATACTGACTTAGCAGAAGTTGCATCTAACTTGAACGGTGGTTCTGGTACTGCTGGTGATGCTGGTTGGAACAAAGCACAGGTATGGAACGCTACTACTGGTGTTTTAACTGATTGGTTAAGGTCTGGCTCTGGTAACGCATCTTCATTGAGCGCTGCTGGTAATGAGTTAGCTATTCGTGCTATGATTGAGAAGTTAGACTTGCAAGATATTCCTATGGATAATCGTGCTTTTGTTTTAACTCCACGTCAGTACAGCGACATCTTAGGTGTTTCACGTTTCACTGAGCAACAGTTCATTGGTTCTGGTGATGCAATTAAGACTGGTAAAGTTGGTATGATTTACGGTGTTGATATTTTCGTTACTAACAATCTTGACACAACTCAGAACGCAACTACTCCAGCAGACCATGACCTTGGTCTTCTTATCCACAAGGAAGCGTTAGTATGTGCGGAACAGGTTGGTGTTCGTACTCAAACTCAGTACAAACAAGAATACTTAGGTGATTTGTTTACTGCTGACACACTTTACGGTGTGAAAGAGATGCGTGATAATGCAGGTTTTGCATTTGTTACTACTCGATAGTTAGTTAAGTAATAGCCCTACTCGTTTCACTCGAGATGAGAGGGTTATTCTGAACTAATTGTGGAATAGTTATGCCTTTATTTGAATACAAATGTAAAAGTAACCACGTCAGTGAGCATATAGTTTCATTCGACAACCGAGAAGAACCTCAAGTCTGTCCTGACTGTGGAGAACCTTCACACTTTAAACAAACATTTTGCACTAACTTTCAATATAACCCTGAGTGGGCTACTATTGCATCACAACGCAAGAGTTGGAATAAAAGAGAAAATCATAGATTAGGTACAAAAGGCAGGTCTTATGCTTAGTATCAACTATTAGGAGAATTAGATGAGTTGTGGATTAGATATATTCGAGGATACAGCAACAGGTAGCTTGGAACTTGATAGATTCAAGAATAAATTACGTGAGATTTGGCAAAGGATGTTGGAGGAAACTTACTCTAAGTATGGCGAAGAGATGTCTAAAGAAGAATATCTTGAAGCTAACGCACTTAGTTTTGCTGATGAGCCTGAAACAGAATCAGAGATGGACAATCTAATGGAAATGTTAGAAGGTATGATGATGCCTGAAGATAAAGAAGGTATTAAAAGCGATTCTAAAGCACCTACATACAAAGGTAGTTCTCTTAAATCTAATAATGAAAAAGGTAAGCTTGAAGCAACATCTTATCAAGTCAAACATACAATGACTTCAACACCCAAAGATTCAAAAAGTTCAGCAAAATCAAGCACTTATGATGAACCTACTGGTGGTAAGATAGCACCAAGAAAAGATGCAAGAGTGATTAGAAGTTTCTCACCTATGGCAGAGAAAATGAAAGAAGAACTTGTATCATTGAGACAAAGACAGAATATTGGTAGAAGAAGAGAGTTGTTTAGATTATGAGTTTTCCTAAACTAAAAAGACTGCACTGGAGAAAGCGTAAAACATTAGCAGCGATTAATAATCGTAGGCAAAATGAAAGAGCATCCGACCCTGAAGTATCTTCTGAAATTGAGATATTAATGGAAAACGGTAACTACTTAATAGCAGAATACGGTGCATATATAACAACGGAGTAACAAATGTCAACAATAAAAGTATCCGCATTATCAGCAAAGACAAGTCCAGCAGGAACAGAAGAACTATTAATTAACGATAGT